AGGCCCCACGCGCAACTGGCAGCGGGTACATGCTGTGCACCTGAACCCGGATCGAAGCGACAACCAGGGCGTCGCCCCAAACCGTCACCAGGAGAAGAAGGCCGCCTGATATTTATTCGTTGAGGCGACAACTAGCTTGAAAATTTCCGCACCGTGAACCTTGTCCACGGGCGAATCGGCGAAGCACTGCCGGGAATACTCCAGCGCAACCTCGTCGACCTTGACCGGAAAGCGGTTCGCTCCCAGCACCATGTTGAGCATGGACGAGATGCGGTTGGCCTCCGCCATCGGTTGCTTGTGTTCGGTCACTCGTCGTCATCCCAGGCGTCGAGGATCTTACGCAGCCGCTTCTTGGTGTCGTCCGGCATGCTCTTGTACTTGCGGAAGAAGGCCTCGTCGATGACCTCTTCACCAGGGGATGCAGTCGACTCGGTGAGCAGGAACTCGGTTGTGACCTCGAGCACCGATGCGATCTTGCCGATCTTGTCGGCCGACGGCTTCGGGTCGTCCTTGTTCTCCAGCTCCCAGATGTAGCTCTTGCTGGATTCGGTCAGCTCTGCCAGTTGATCAAGGCTGAGCTTTTTCTGCTTCCGCAGTGCGCGGATCTTGTCGCCCAGGGGTGATGGCACTGATTTCTCCTACTTGGTCTGCTCCAAGTCGAAAATAATACCATCATACCGAACGAAATCGTACCTGCTTGACAAACCCATATCCGACCAGAAATAATCCCAATCGTTCGGTGCACCGAACATAATCGGTCTGCAAACCCCAAGAACAAGACGGGGCGGCTCGGGCTGGTGCCAACCCGATCAATACCTTGCGAAGGGGGAATGTCAATGAACGATGCTGAAAACCTGTCCAAGCTGCTCGGCCACCTGCCGCCGGCGGTCTTCCGTGAATTCATGGTGGGGGAGTTCGGTCTGGCGATGCCCGATCTGGACAAGAAGCAGGGCAAGCAGGAACAGCGCGCTGTCATGGAGCCAGTCCTGTCGGCCCTGGATGTGAGCGCGCGGCGGAAGATCGAGGAAGTGGCTGAGCGCATCGTGCTGCTCTCGGACGGCGCCGGGCAGGACGTCATCGAAGGCATCAGTCAGGACATCGTCGGTGACGATGCCAAGGCCGCGTTTGCAGCCATCCCGAACCAGTACGAACGCGCGCTGTGGCTGCACCTCAACGCGCCCGCACTCTTCGAGGAGGCGTTGAACGCCCGCCAGGCGGATGTCTTCCGCCAGAGCGCGTCCTGCTATTCGGGCTATGTTGCGCCTAAGGATCTGACGGTCCTGGATGACACGGCAGCTCGGCAGGCTTTCCACCAGGCCGTGGCGCAGCAGCTTGGCTGTGCAGCGGATACCGTTGCCGTTCAGGTTTTCAAGCGGCTGCGCCCCGACACCCTGACCGGCGAAGACGTCGACCTGTACCAGGTCAGCGTGCATCACAACCGCCCGCCCGAGATCATCGATCGCGTCCAGGCCAGCGAGCTGGTGCCGCAGGAGGTGATCCGTGCTGTGTCCTCGCACATCACCTACGAGCCAGCGAATGGCCATCTGGAGGTCTTGTCCAAAGACACCGACGGTCGCGAGGCGCTGGCGCGCATCGTGGCGGACTCGCTGCTGCAGTCGCCCATCACCGGCGACAAGATCCCTCTGAAGCAGTATGACTACCAGAGTCTGGCCGCGCCCCGCAGCTTTGATCTGACCGGCGAGGACGTGGCATCGGTCAAGGTGATCGAACTCGGCTACACCACGGCCAACCACCGCTCCTTGCTGGTGAAGATCTGGGCCAAGGACGTCGACGACATTTACACGGCCGCACGTTCACTGATCTCGCTGTCGTTCGACTTCCACCACCACCACATCAACTACGCGAAGCTGTCCATCCGCATCAAAAAAGTCGGCAAGGAACGTGCGCGCACGATCGCCGTGATCCTGCGCGACGACAACAAGTGCAACATCAAGACCAAGCGCGAAAAGGATCGGGCGCTGTGCGACCGCTTGCTGGCCAAGTGGCAGTTGGTGAAGGAGATCGGCGATGTCGCAGAAGAGCCTGTCGACGCGCTCGCTGCTTGACCTGATCGATCTCTTCGAGCGATCGATCCACGCAGTCGTCGATGGCGCTGGCCAGCGCCTGCGTGGCGTGCCCGGTTGGGAGCTGTCACGCCGGGTGGCGCTGTCCGACCGCGATCTCGCGGCATGGACCGAACGTATCGGCTTTGCGGGCAGCTATCTGGCAGCCCATGGCGATGAGCGCGTTCCGGTCGACATCGAGGAAGACGATGACCCCGGGCGGTATCGCTACCGCTGCCCCGAGACCTTTCGCACCAAGTACGTCTCGGCCGAGCTGATAGGCGTTCATGCCGTCAGTGACGAGAAAGTGCTGAACTACCTGGCGGACCTGCTCGGAGTTCCCCAGGCGCAACGCAGCGGCATCACGGCGCCCACGATCGATGGCGTCCTGTGGCGCCTCGGCAAGATGCGCATTGCCGACGCGCAAGTAGACGCCTGGCTGGTCCGGGGACTCTCGACATCGACCGACAAGGTGTTCGAGCATTTCCGTACTGCGCCGCTGCCTGACCAGGGAGTGATCTTCACCACCGGCCAGTCTCTGCCCGACATCGTTCTGCCGCCCCGCGCCTACCGCATCGTCCCGATCGCGAGCGCACTGGTCGACCACGCCATCAAGCCGCACTTCGACATCGACTTGATCCACCGTCAGCTGCTGGCCCCATCAGGCAACAAGGTGGAAAAGTCTCTACCGGTTCGCTTCGACCGGTACTCCAACACGCTGGTCATCGCCACCAAGTCCGACAAGCCATGGGCGATCAAGGGCCCCAGGCAGGTCGCTGTGGTCAGCCATCTGTTCGAGCAGTTCGAAAACGGGCGGCGGTGGGTTCCTGCCCACGAAATACTGGACGCCGTGTACGGGCCGCAGAAATTCGGGCGCAGCCAGCGCATCCAAAACATCTTCAGTGGCAACTCGATCTGGGAGGACTACATCGCTGGCGACGGCAACGGCCACTACGGATTCAATCTGGACTGACCAGCAGCAGCCAGACGCACCACGCACAGCCGCCTTCGGGCGGTTTTTTGCTTTCTGTGGCTCGTTTTCTCGCGCCGTGGCTGAGCCCGCACATCAGCCCGTACATGGCGGTGGCAGACGCCCGTACATGCCGAATTTGAAGATTACCTCACGTTTTCGCAATCACCTGAAAGGAGAAAAACGTGAGTGTCAAACACCTCAACCAACGCCAATTGGCGGACCGTTGGGACGTCAGCGAAGCCACACTGGAACGCTGGCGGTCCGAAGGAATCGGTCCGGTCTTTCTGAAACTGCAAGGGCGAGTTCTCTATCGCGTTGAGGACGTCGAGGCCTTCGAGTCCGACAGCCTGCGCAAGAGCACTTCCGAGCGCGTCGATGCGGGAGGTGCGGCATGAGCCACCTCCCCCCCGATCAAGTGCTGGCCACGCCAGCCGGCGAACTCGCCCAGCGGTCCAGCGAGTCGCTCTTCCAACTGAAGAACGACGCCGCCGATCTACTGGCCGCCGCCAAGGCCATCGTCGAGCACGTCGATCGCGCTCTGGATCTCCGGTACGCCCAGCGCGCCCACCAACTGCGTCTGGCGGCCGGCAAGGACACCGGTGTCGTGCATTTCGATGACGGCCACGGCCGTATCACGGCCGACCTGCCCAAGAAGGTCGAGTGGGACCAGACCAAGCTGAACGACATCACCCGCCGCATCGCCGCCAACGGCGAAGACCCCAGCGAGTACGTCGAGATCAGCTACCGCATCTCCGAGACCAAGTTCAACGCTTGGCCCGAGACGCTGAAGAGCGCGTTTGCCCCGGCGCGAACGCTCAAGACCGGCAAGCCCGGGTTCCGCCTCGCACTGATTCAGGAGTGATCCCCATGAAAACCAAATCCACGCTGATCGAGCTGCTGCTCAAGCAGTCCGAGATGTACCTGCGGGACCTGCCGGAGACGATCCGCATCCCGGCCCTCGATGGCAATCGTGCCGATGAAGTGGTGCGCCCGCTGGAGGACGCGACTGTCGACGACCTGGCCTTCGCGATTCAGGGAATGGAGGCCGAGTCCCGCGTCCACCACCGCCGCCTGCAGGGTCTGCGCGATCTCTATGACCTGGCCCGCAAGCGCGGCGCACTGGGCGTCACCACGGTGGCTGCTGCATTCGCCGATCTGGGCGGTGAAGGGGGACGGAAATGAGCCTGCCCATCATCACCGCCGACCAACGCCTCACTGAGCGCCGTGGCGTCAAGGGCGTGCTCGTTGGCAAGAGCGGCATCGGCAAGACCTCGCAGCTCTGGACGCTGAAGCCGACGGCAACGTTGTTCTTCGACCTCGAGGCTGGCGATCTCGCCGTCGAAGGTTGGGCCGGCGACACGATCCGCCCCCGTACTTGGCAGGAGTGCCGTGACTTCGCCGTCTTCATCGGTGGCCCGAACCCGGCACTGCGCGAGGACCAGCCCTACAGCCAAGCCCACTTCGATGCCGTGTGCGCGCGCTTCGGCGATCCGTCGGTCCTGGACAAGTACGAGACCGTCTTCGTCGACTCGATCACCGTGGCCGGACGTTTGTGCCTGCAGTGGTGCAAGGGGCAGCCGCAGGCCTACTCGGAGAAGACCGGCAAGCCCGACAGCCGTGGCGCCTACGGTTTGATGGGCCAGGAAATGATCGGCTGGCTCACGCACCTGCAGCACACGCGCCGCAAGAACGTGTGGTTCGTCGGCATCCTGAACGAGGCCCTGGATGACTTCAACCGCCGGGTCTTCTCACTGCAGATCGACGGCTCCAAGACCGGGCTCGAACTGCCCGGGATCGTTGACGAGGTCGTGACCCTCACTGAACTCAAGGCTGACGACGGCAGTGGCTACCGGGCATTCGTCTGCCACACGCTGAACCAATGGAATTTCCCGGCCAAGGACCGTTCCGGTCGGCTTGATGCCATCGAGGAGCCGCATCTCGGCCGCCTCATGGAAAAGATCGCCGGCCCGGCCAAGCCCGCCACCGAGCGACTCGATTTCGCTCGTCCCAGCCCCGCTTCCACCCCCCAATCCACTTCGACTCAGGAGTCCTGATCATGACCTACTTCGATTTCAATTCCGCTTCCGAACAGACGTCTTTCGACCTGATCCCCAAAGGCACCCTGGCTCGCGTGCGCATGACCATCCGTCCGGGTGGCTTCGATGACGCGTCCCAAGGATGGACTGGCGGCTACGCCACCCGCAACGACAACACCGGTTCGGTCTACCTGAACTGCGAGTTCGTCGTGATGGAGGGGGAGTTCGCCCGCCGCAAGATGTGGTCGCTGATCGGCCTGCACAGCCCCAAGGGTCCGGAGTGGGCCAACATGGGTCGCACCTTTGTCAAGGCGATCCTCAACTCGGCGCGTGCTGTTCATCCCGGCGACAACAGTCCTGCTGCGCAGAACTCTCGCCGCATCAGCGGATTCGCAGATCTCGATGGCATCGAGTTCCTGGGCAAGGTCGACTGGGAAAAGGACCAGAACGGCCAGGACAAGAGCGTCATCAAGGCGGCCATCACGCCGGACCACAAGGACTACGCCGCGCTGATGGGCGGCGCGCGTCAGCCGGCACCCGCTGCCAACGCGCCCAGCGCACCCAATGCCTATGCGCAGGCCACCGGCCGGGCACCCACCCCGGGCCGTCCCAGCTGGGCGCAGTGACGGAGGGCCACGGTCATGATGCTCCGTCCCCGTCAATCCCTCCTGGTCGAGCGCACACTGGCCGCGCTCGATGAGCATGGGAACACACTGGCTGTTGCGCCGACCGGGTCGGGCAAGACCATCATGCTGTCGGCGGTCACCGGCAGGGTGTTGGTCGAGCCCGATGCGAAGGCTTGCATCCTTGCGCACCGCACCGAACTGACCGGCCAGAACCGGGACAAGTTCTCGCGCGTGAATCCAGGCATGAGCACGTCCGTGTTCGATGCCAACGAGAAGTCCTGGCGCGGTCAGGCGACGTTCGCGATGGTGCAGACCCTGTCGCGTCAGGCCCATCTCGACCAGATGCCCACCTTGGATCTGCTCGTGATCGACGAGGCACACCACGCCTCGTCGCCGACCTACCGGGCTGTCATTGACGCGGTGCTGGCCCGCAATCCTCGCGCTGGCATCTGCGGTCTGACCGCCACGCCGAATCGCGGCGATGGCAAGGGCCTGCGCGAGGTCTTCTCCAACGTCGCTGACCAGATCACGCTGGGCGAGATGATCGCGGCCGGGCACCTCGTTCCGCCGCGCACCTTCGTGATCGACGTCGGCGTGCAGAACGCCTTGCGCCAGGTCCGCCGCACCGCGATGGACTTCGACATGGACGAGGTCGCATCAATTCTCAACAAGCGGCTGATCACCGAAGCGGTGATCAAACACTGGAAGGCGAACGCGTCGTCGCGCAAGACCATCGTCTTCTGCTCGACGGTCGCCCATGCGCAAAACGTCTGCGATGCGTTTGTCGACGCAGGCGTGCACGCGGTGTTGGTCCACGGTGACCTGTCCGATGCGGATCGCAAAGCGCGCCTGGCGGAGTACGAGACTGGGCGCGCCCAGGTCGTGGTCAACGTGGCGGTGCTGACCGAGGGCTACGACTACACCCCCACCAGCTGCGTCGTCCTGCTGCGACCCAGCTCCTACAAATCGACCTTCATCCAGATGGTTGGTCGTGGTTTGCGGACTGTCGACCCTGAGGAGTTCCCGGGCGTGATCAAGACCGAGTGCATCGTGCTGGACTTCGGCACAGCCAGCTTGATGCACGGATCAATCGAACAAGAAATCAACCTCGACGGGCATCGTGGCGAAGGTGAGGCGCCAACCAAGGATTGCCCAGATTGCGGCGCCATCGTTCCGCTGGCCTGCATGGAGTGCCCCCTGTGCGGGCATGTATGGGAGAGGGAGCCACAAAAGCTGGGCGTGCTAGCGGACTTCGTCATGAGCGAGATCGATCTGCTCAAGCGCTCCAACTTCCGCTGGTGCGATCTGTTCGGGCATGACGACGCGCTGATGGCCACCGGCTTCAGTGCGTGGGGCGGCATCTTCTTTCTCAATGGCCGCTGGCACGCCATCGGCGGCGGGAAGGATCTGAGGCCACACCTGCTGGCCGTCGGCGAGCGCACGGTCTGCATGGCCAAGGCCGACGACTGGCTCAACGACCACGAGTCCGCCGACTCCGCCTACAAGACCCGGCGCTGGCTGAACGAGCCCCCTACGGACAAGCAGCTGCGCTACATCCCTGAGCAGATGCGAACGGACTTCGGCATGACCCGCTACCAGGCATCGGCCCTGTTGGCCTTTCAGTTCAACAAGTCGTCGATTCAGCGGCTGGTCGTCGCGGCCAATGACGGTCATCGGGAGGCCGCTTGAAATGCGCGATCTGCTACCGCAAGGCCAAGGGGTACGGCTGGTTCAACCCTCGGCTCAAACCCAGCGACCCGAATCGCTACTCGGAAGAGTGGGTGCTCTGTTCGCGCCGCTGTCAGGACGCGTTCTGCCTGCTGATGACCAAGACGGAGGCACGCATGATCGACCCAAGTGACATGGAGCTGGCCGCGATGCGCGCGTGCCTGTCGCCGCTGGGAGAGTACGTCGGCTCCATCGGCATGCAACGTCCGCTGGCGGACTACACCCAAGATGAGGTGCTGACCCTGATCGATGTCGTGGTCACGGCGTATCAGGACCAGATGATCGAAGAGCACGAGCGCATGGCCGCGAAAGACCGCGCCTTCCTTGAGGAACGTCTGGCACGTCAGGGCCAGACATCTCCGAAGGGAGGGCCGTTCTGATGCTGGATTTCAACCACCGTCCCAAAGTCCATGAACAGATCAGCGAGCTGATCGATACCGCCCTGGCCAGTGATCGCGACGACCAAGCTCCACGCACCTACCTCGGCGCGTCGAGGCTCGGTGTCGCCTGTGAGCGGGCGCTCCAGTACGAGTACCTGAGGACCCCGGTTGATCCCGGTCGGGAGATTCCAGGCCGCATCCTGCGTGTCTTCGAAGTTGGCCATGCCCTTGAAGACGTGGCCATTCGCTGGCTGCGTTTGGCTGGGTTCGACCTGTACACGCGCAAAGCCAGCGGGGGCCAGTTTGGCTTCTCGGTGGCGGGCGGCCGAATCCAGGGCCACGTCGATGGCGTGATCAACGCAGCCCCCAGTGTGCTGGGGCTCCAGTGCCCGTCGCTGTGGGAATGCAAGACCATGAACGACAAGTCCTGGCGCGACACGGTCAAGCTCGGCGTCGCTCGTTCCAAGCCCGTCTACGCCGCGCAGATGGCGATCTACCAGGCCTACATGGAGGCCACTGTTCCGGGCATCTCTCGCAACCCCGCGCTGTTTACTGCCATCAACAAGGACTCCCAGGAGATCTGGTTCGAGTTGGTGCCGTTTGACGGTGGACTGGCGCAGCGCATGTCAGATCGGGCCGTCCGGGTGATTTCTGCATCCGAGTCCGGTGAGCTGTTGCCTCGCCACGCGGCCACGCCGACCCACTTCGAGTGCAAGTTCTGCTCCTGGCAAGACCGCTGCTGGAGGGCGACTTGATGAGCAACAACATCGTGTGGCTGGACTTCAACGATGCCGCCGAACCGCGCGAGGATCTCGTCAGTGACACGGAGGCACTGCGCACCGGTTTGCTGGATCGCCTGGAAGCGGTTTTGCACTACCTGTTTCCGCAAGGCCGCATCCGGGGCGGCAAGTTCTATGTCGGCGACACCGATGGCTCACCCGGCAAGAGCCTGGTTGTCGAGCTCGATGGTCCCCGTCGCGGTCTGTGGAAGGACTTCGCCACGGACGATGGCGGTGACGTCATCGACCTGTGGGCACGTTCCCAGTGCCTGTCCGCCCGGCATGATTTTCCGAGGCTGGCCACCGAGCTTCGCCAGTGGCTGGGTGTCGCGCCACCCGCGCAGTCCATGGCTCGGCACGCCGTCCGCACGGTTGCTGTCGATGAGCTTGGCCCCTACACCGCGAAATGGGACTACCTCACGCCCGAAGGCGAGCTGGTCGCCTGCGTGTACCGATACGACCCACCGACTGGCAAGGAGTACCGGCCTTGGGACGTGCGCGCTCGGATGTGGCGGGCCCCCGATCCCCGACCGCTCTACAACCTGCCCGCGATCACCAAGTCGATGCAGGTCGTCTTGGTCGAAGGCGAGAAGTGCGCCGATGCGTTGATCGCCTGCGGAATCGCGGCCACCACCGCGATGAACGGGGCGAAGGCGCCGATCGACAAAACCGACTGGCGCCCCCTGGCTCGACGCTCGGTGCTGATCTGGCCCGATCGTGATTCGCCAGGCTGGGACTACGCCGAGAACGCTGCGCGCGCATGTGTGGCTGCAGGCTGTGCCTCCGTTGCGATCCTGGTGCCGCCCTCAGACAAGCCCGACAAGTGGGACGCCGCCGACGCCGTCGCCGAGGGATTCGACTGCGCTGAGTTCGTCGCGCAGGGCGAGCGCCGAGTCGTCAAGGCGGCATTGCCGATGCTGCCGACCTTCACACTGGGTGCGTTGCTGGATGACGACTCGCCGCTGCCGCCCGATCTCATCTCGCCGCGTGTGCTCACGCCGGCAGGGATGCTGGTCTTCGGCGGTGCGCCCAAGGTCGGCAAGAGCGATTTTCTGCTGGCGTGGCTGACTCACATGGCTGCTGGCGCTGCCTTTCTTGGCATGCATCCGCCGCGACCCCTGCGCGTGTTCTACCTTCAGGCCGAGGTTCAGTACCACTACCTGCGTGAGCGGGTCAAAGAGGTGCGCATCCCAGCCAGCCGGCTCTTGGATGCCCGTGCGAACTTCGTGGCCACACCCCAATTGCGACTTGTGCTTGACGACGCTGGCCTCGCACAAGTGATCCCTGCCATTGCGAATGCGTTTGGTGGCGAGCCCCCGGACATCATCGCCATCGATCCCATCCGCAATGTGTTCGATGGTGGCGACGCAGGTGGCGAAAACGACAACGGCGCGATGTTGTTCTTCCTCTCGCAGCGGGTGGACAGGATTCGTCAGGCGGTCAATCCGGACGCTGGGGTGATCCTGGCCCACCACACGAAGAAGCTGGGCAAGAAGCAGTTCGAGGAGGACCCGTTCCAGGCCTTGGCCGGGGCAGGAAGCCTGCGCGGCTACTACTCGACCGGGATGCTGCTGTTCCGGCCCGATGAGACCCGCACGACGCGCCAGCCCATCTTCGAGCTGCGCAACGGCGCCGGCATTCCGCTCAAGCACGTCGACAAGATCAGCGGCGAGTGGCGGGAGGTCGATGCCAACGATCGCCTCGTGATGAAGGACTACGGCGAACGCTTGGATGCCGAGCGCCGCCGCAAGCGCGACGCCATCCTGCAGATCCTGTTCGACGAGGCTGCTGCCGGGCACTGCTACACGGCCAATCAGTTTGCCGAGGCCTTCGAAGGCAAGGCGGGGCTTGGCGGCGAACGCACCATCCGCGAACGGATCTCCGCGCTGTCCACCCAGGGATACATCAAGTATTTCCGCAACGCGGCGGACTATGGCATGCCATCGAGCGGGCGCACCAAGTTCGGCTACCTCTGCGTCGAGGGCATGGTTCTGCGTGCGCCCAACGGCGAACCAGATCCAGCCACCGGTGAGTTGCCGGTGCGTGAGCACGCGGTGCTCCCCACCCATTACAAGTGCCCGCACTCCGGGGCGGCGATGCCCGTCGAGAACCCGGACGTGTGGGTGTACCACGATGAACTGAACGATCCGGAGGCCCCATGATGAGTGCTCGTTTCGCAGTTGGCAGACCCGTTGCCGACTGCACCCACTACTTTGCCAACTGCCGCCAGTTGGCAAACCCCTTCCAACTGCAATCCCTTGCAGGACAAGGCTTTGCCGGGATGCAAGCTCAGTTGGCAGTCGGCAAGGCTGCCAACTTGCCAACTGACGCAAACCCGCGTGGTTGCTCACTTTTCCGGGCGAATCCAGTTGGAGAAAACTCCCCCTCCTACTACGTAGGAGAGGGAACAGCGGTTCCCTCTGGCCTACGTGGAGGTTTGTCCGGCGGTCGGAAAAGCGTCGGTCACCCGGCCAGCGGCAATTCGATCCTGGCCTTGGACCTTGGGACCCAGACCGGCTGGGCATTGCTCGGTCGTGACGGCGACATCACCAGCGGTACTGAGATCTTCAAGCCCCAGCGCTTTGAGGGTGGCGGCATGCGCTACCTGCGGTTCAAGCGTTGGATCACGGAGGTCAAGCAGTCGGTCGACGGATTGAATGCGGTGTTCTTTGAAGAGGTTCGTCGGCACGCCGGTGTTGATGCTGCTCACGCATACGGAGGCTTCATGGCCCATCTGACAGCCTGGTGCGAACACCACCAAATCCCGTACCAGGGCGTGCCGGTCGGCACGATCAAGAAGCACGCCACCGGGAAGGGCAACGCGCGCAAGGACGACATGGTCGCCGCCGCCCGCCGCCGTGGTCATGCACCCGCTGACGACAATGAGGCCGATGCCCTGGCGATCCTGCACTGGGCTATTGAGACTCAGGAGGTGTGACATGAAGATCCCGACACCTCAGTACCGCAGCCCCCTGGGACGGCTCTTGCCAGAACCCCGACCAGACCCCGAAGAAATCAAGCGCGAGGGCTGGCTCGACCAGCGCATCCTCGTCATCTCCCCTGAGGATGCACGACTCAACTGGACCGAGCGCGAGCTGTTGCGCCGCATTGGCGACCGCCTGTACGGAGCCAAGGAGCGTCGCCATGTCTGAGTGGACCGTTGATCTCGTTGCCGATCGCTTCTGGGAGGCCGCACGCACGGCCCATCGACTTCCACCTGTTCGGGTCCAGGGTTACTTCAACTGCTGGCCAGCCATCCAACGCATGCCCTGGGAGAACCTCGGAGCAGAGCCGCCCATCGTTCGCTTCCCGCCTGAACCGGCGGCCATCGATCGCATGCTGGAGACGATGCAATGGGTGCTCTGGCTGGAGGTCGAGCAGCGCCACCTCGTCTGGATGCGCGCTGAGCGCTATCGGTGGAAGGAGATCTGCTGCCGATTTGGTTGTGATCGGACGACCGCTTGGCGCCGCTGGCAAGCCGCCTTGGCGATCGTCGTGTCGCAGCTCAACGGCGTGACCAAGCCCGTGGCGGCATGACTGCGTGAGTGGAGTCAGAGGAAATCAAAGGTCGCTGCGAAGTCGTGCGAACAGAAGCGGGCGCATGCTGCTTTTGCAGTCGAAGGCGGCTGCAACATTTCGAAGAGTTTTGGCTACTATTCACCGTAATCTTGCGAGCACTGCGCGTGTGAAGGCCACGGAGAAATTCGTGGCCTTCGTCGTTTCTAGATCGGCGCTCCGAGAAATTTCGACGGGTCCTTCCCGCCGAAAAAGCAATGCGGGGGGCGCGAGCGCGGCATTCGCCTAGCGTCCGACTGCAAACCAAGGTTTGCAGGGTTTGCAGTTTGCACCCGCCACAGTCCGCACCCATCACGAGCCCGCCCACGGATTTCCGTCGGCGGGCTTTCTTTTTCCGAGGAACCGATTCTGAACACGCTCAACGTCGAGTACCGCAAGGTCGAGGCGCTGATCCCCTACGCCCGCAATCCGCGCACGCACACCGACGAGCAGGTGGCCAAGATCGCCGCCAGCATCGTCGAGTACGGCTGGACGAACCCGGTGCTGGTGGACGGCGACAACGGCATCATCGCGGGCCACGGGCGCTTGGCCGCCGCGCGCAAGCTGGGACTGGATCAGGTGCCGGTCATCGAACTGGCGCACCTGTCGCCCACGCAGAAGCGCGCCTACGTCATCTCCGACAACCGGCTGGCGCTCGACGCGGGCTGGAACGAGGAGCTGCTGGCGCTCGAACTGGCCGAGTTGTCCGAAGCCGGGTATGACCTTGCGCTGACCGGATTCGAGGACGCCGAGATCGAGGCCCTGCTCGCGGACGACGTGGTCGCCGATGAAGGCGACAACCAGCAGGACGCTGATGAATCGGATGCTGCCGACGATGTGCCGGAGTCTCCGGTGGTGCCGGTATCCCGTGCCGGCGATGTCTGGGCCCTGGGCGCGCACCGCTTGATCTGCGGCGACGCCACCGACCGCGCCGTGGTCGCCACTCTAATGCAGGGTGACGTGGCCCGGCTGTGCTTCACATCGCCGCCCTATGGCAACCAGCGCGACTACACGTCGGGCGGCATCGTCGATTGGGACGGCCTGATGCGCGGCGTGTTCGCCAATGTGCCGATGGCCGATGACGGCCAGGTGCTGGTCAACCTGGGGCTGATCCACCGCGACAACGAAGTCATCCCGTATTGGGACGCGTGGCTCAACTGGATGCGCCATCAGGGCTGGCGGCGCTTCGCGTGGTACGTCTGGGATCAGGGACCGGGGATGCCCGGCGACTGGGCGGGCCGTTTTGCGCCGAGCTTCGAGTTCGTTTTCCACTTCAACCGCCAGAGTCGCAAGCCCAACAAGATCGTGCCCTGCAAGCACGCGGGCCAGGAATCGCACCTGCGCGCCGACGGCTCGTCCACGGCGATGCGCAGCAAGGGCGGCGAAGTGGGCGGCTGGACGCACGCAGGTCAGCCGACACAGGACTCTCGGATTCCTGATTCGGTGATCCGCCTTATGCGCCACAAAGGCAAGATCGGACAGGACATCGACCACCCGGCCGTGTTTCCGGTCGCATTGCCGGAATTCGTGATCGCGGCCTACTCGGACGAGGGCGACGTCGTGTTCGAGCCCTTCGGCGGCTCCGGCACGACCATGCTGGCCGCGCAGCGCACCGGTCGTGTGTGTCGCAGCGTGGAGATCGCGCCGGAGTACGTGGATGTCGCCATCAAGCGCTTCCAGCAGAACCACCCCGGTGTGCCTGTGACGCTGTTGGCAACAGGCCAGTCCTTCGACGAGGTGATCAATGAACGTCTCGCCACCACGGAGGTAGAGCAATGACCGCCTCCTGGTTTGCCGACAAGATCGAGCAGTGGCCGACAGCCAAGCTGCTGCCCTATGCCCGCAACGCGCGTACCCACTCGGACGATCAGGTGGCACAAATCGCCGCTTCGATTGCTGAGTTCGGGTTCACCAATCCGATCCTGGCGGGCAGCGATGGCGTGATCGTCGCCGGTCACGGACGGCTTGCCGCCGCGCAGAAGCTCGGGCTGGAGGTGGTGCCGGTGGTCGTACTCGACCATCTGAGCCCCACGCAGCGCAGGGCTCTGGTGATCGCGGACAACCGCATCGCCGAAAACGCGGGTTGGGACGACGCGATGCTGCGCATCGAGATCGCTGCCCTGCAGGATGACGACTTCGACCTGTCGCTGACCGGCTTCGATGCCGATGCACTGGCCGAATTGATGGCGGGCGAAGAGCCGGATGGCGAAGGCGAAACCGATGACGACGCTGTGCCTGAGATGTGCGAGACACTCGTCTCGCGCACGGGTGACGTGTGGTTGCTGGGTGGCCACCGCCTGCTGTGCGGGGACTCCACCGTGGCCGAAAGCTACGACCTGGTTCTCGATGGCGCGCAGGTGGACATGGTATTCACCGACCCGCCGTACAACGTGAACTACGCCAACAGCGCCAAGGACAAGATGCGCGGGAAGGATCGAGCGATCCTGAACGACAACCTCGGCGACGGTTTCTACGACTTCCTGCTGGCGGCGCTGATGCCGACCATCGCGCATTGTCGGGGTGGCATTTACGTGGCGATGTCGTCCAGCGAACTGGATGTGCTGCAAGCCGCGTTCCGCGCCGCCGGTGGCAAGTGGTCGACGTTCATCATCTGGGCCAAGAACACCTTCACGCTGGGCCGCGCGGACTACCAGCGCCAGTACGAGCCGATCCTATATGGCTGGCCCGAGGGGGCGACACGCCACTGGTGCGGCGACCGGGATCAGGGTGACGTGTGGAACATCAAGAAGCCGCAGAAGAACGACCTGCACCCGACCATGAAGCCGGTGGAGTTGGTCGAACGTGCGATCCGCAATTCGAGCCGCCCCGGCAACGTGGTGCTTGACCCGTTCGGCGGGTCCGGCACAACGCTGATCGCCGCCGAGAAGTCAGGACGGCTGGCACGGCTGATCGAGCTCGACCCCAAGTACGTCGACGTGATCGTGCGCCGCTGGCAGGAATGGACGGGCAAGCAAGCCACCCGCGAGGCGGATGGGGAGATCTTCGATGCCGTGAGCCTTTAGAAACCCTGATTTGGCAGCGACGGATTCGGCTGCTGGTAACCATTCCAGAACTGCGGTTGGCCCATTGCGGTGTTGAGAACACCGGCCTGAGTAGTCATTTGGTGCTGCTGAAACTGAGTGGCGGCATTATTGGCTGCGATGTTGTAATCAGTGTTGTTTTTATGAATGGCTTTGCTGTAGTCGACATTCGAGGTCTGAAGCACAGTGTGGTACTGCGCATCGAACTCGGCCTGTTTGATCTCTTTTTCGATCACAGCCTTGTCCGTAGTTTGGTCATACTGACTCTTGAGCTCGATCAGTTTCTGGTAGGTGGCAAGGAGGTCTTTGTTCTCGATGTTTTTCGACAGTTGTTCTTCCAGAAACTGACGGCATTTATTGAAATCTTCGCTGTTCATCTTGCGCCCTTCGGTAGATAGATTTTGTGGAACGAATTTGGAGTCAATCCGGCGGTTTTTCAAGACCGCCAGCTGATTCTGCGAAGCTACAGAGATCACTAACCTGTGGCACAGATCAATCGATGTCTGTGCCACAGGCTCTTGATCAGACCCTCTTGTAGACAGCCTTGTTACTGCTGGTGCGACGAACATACATTGCAATAGATGGCTCCATGCCTTCAACCGCTTTTCGGAACCCTTTGCCGAGGCTCTTGCGCTCGCCGCCGCTGAGAGCTTCCCAGTCTTCGTCGGTGCACAGGTCTATCAGCATGAATTCTGAACCGATTTCTTTGGTGCGCACACGATCCACCGCACTCGCAATCAGGTCATCAACGTTCACTGCCTTTCGCGCGGGCACGGGGTTCGGGCTTGCCAATGCAGCGTTCAGCGCCTCGCTGATGAAGGTATCAAGGCTGATCTCCTGCTCCTGACTGTCGATCAAAACCCGGGACAAAAGTGCGTCATCAATTTCCACAAACAGCTTCGCCACAATCTTCTCCTGTTAAAAGCTCTCAAAAGGAGAGCACAGGAGTTATTCTGCCTACCATGAATTAGAAAGTCAAGGAGTTGTGTGGTTTCAAACTCCTTTCGTGATGAGTTTGTATGATCAGGCGATCCGGTACACCCGCTCCCCACCCTGAGCCTTGTCGGAGACGATGGTCAGGCCGAGCTTCTTCTTGAAAGCACCGGCAAAGGTGCCGCGCACTGTGTGCGCCTGCCAGCCGGTGGCGTCGCAGATCTGGCGTACCGTCGCGCCCTCGGCGCGTTGCAGCATCCGGATGACTTCTGCCTGCTTGCTGTTCTCGCGGGTGCGGGGCTTGGCCTGCGCTTGCTCCGGGGCCTTTTCCTTGACCCACTCGGCTTCGGCCGCCGTCACGGCGGCCTCAATTTCCGGGTCTGCGGCCAGTGGCGCAGGCGCGGGACGGGCGCGCCCCATCGCGTCGTAACCCTCGGCAGCGACGAACCAGTCGGTGCCGGAGGGGGTGATCAGGGCGCGGTTGAACAAGCCGTCGAGCACCTTCTTGCGGGCGCCGCCTTTGATGTTGTCGGGGAACCAGTCGATCTTGCCGTCGGTGTGTTCGAGGGCGTAGGCCAGGATCGCGTGCTGTGCCGGGGTCAGTTGGGTGGTGGTCATTTGCTGCTCCTTCGGGGTGGTTGATCGGTTGACGTGATGAACGCGCTGTTCGGGAATGAAGCCAAGCGCTTCCTGCTTGGCTCCCGGCGTTCAATCGAGGAGGTAGAGGTCAGCTTCCGGAACGAGATCCGTGTACCCGGCCCTGTGCAGGACGACGACCTTGCCGTCCCGCCAGCCTTGCACCACGCCGACCCTGCGTTGGTCCTTGGCGTTGTAGTAGGCGACCTGGTCGCCTTTCTTGGTGGGTTGGCTGATGGTCTTGTTCATCGCGTTCTCCTTTGGTTGATCGTGCTGACATCCGTATGAACGCGCTGTCCCCGATGGAAGCCAAGCTGATTCCGAAGGAGTGACGAACCAATGATTGAAGGGGCCGATGGGTATCTCGATTCGCGCTTACGCCCGCCACCGTGGGGTCACCGACACCGCCGTACACAAGGCGATCCGTGCCGGTCGTATCACGCCGGAGGCTGACGGCACCATCGACGCCGACCGCGCGGATCGCGAGTGGGCGCGCAATTCGGAGGCTCCCAAGGCCGGAACGCGCGCCAAGGCCCCGAAGGTCGCCGTGCCGGAGGGCGGCGGCGACGGGCCGGCTGCCTTACCCGCTGGTGGCACATCGCTCCTTCAGGCGCGCACGGTCAACGAGGTGGTCAAGGCGCAGACGAACAAGGTGCGGCTGGCACGACTGAAGGGCGAACTGGTGGATCGGCCGCAGGCCATCGCCCACGTCTTCAAGCTGGCGCGATCAGAACGCGATGCTTGGCTGAACTGGCCCGCGCGCATCTCGGCGCAGATGGCGGCCAAGCTCGGCGTCGATCCGCACACGATGCACGTCGCCCTGGAGGCGGCCGTGCGTGAACACCTGCAGGAGCTGGGCGAACTACGTCCCCGGGTGGACTGATGTTGGACATGGACTACGAAGGCGCGGCGGAAATCGAGCGTGCGTGGCGCGAGGGGCTGACGCCCGACCCGTTGCTCACGGTGTCCGAATGGTCGGACCCGGAAATTTTCAAGCTAGTTGTCGCCTCAACGAATAAATATCAGGCGGCCTTCTTCTCCTGGTGACGGTTTGGGGCGACGCCCTGGTTGTCGCTTCGATCCGGGTTCAGGTGCACAGCATGTACCCGCTGCCAGTTGCGCGTGGGGCC